CGGAATTATATGATCCACAGTCGTGGCAGGCGCTAGGCAGTAGGCACAAGTGAAGCCATCGCGAGAAAGGATGTAGCGCCTTATCTTGCGCCACGATCCGCCATAGATCTTGCCTCTAGTAGTGATGAGGAATCGCCACCTTCCAGAACTTCCAAGCCTTGCATGGAGTCCCGTAACGATAGCTTATATATTCAAGCCCTCGTTCGATCTGCTTGTAAGGATCCTTAGTCTTTAGACCGAGTATCTGCGGAATGCCGAAGGCTGTTGATTTCTTGTTATTCGCTTTGGAGTTCCACCTAGATTCTTTCATCCAGAGCTTATCGATGCAGTTTAATTGCTTGAGATCACCGAGTCTTTGATGTGTGTAGATCTTGAGAATAGCTATCTCGGGATGAGTTTTATTAACAGCTTCAGCTATCGGAGCCGATGTAATGCTAATTACATAAAGCGCCCCTACAGCGATCAATCGTCGCCTGCGAGCTATCCGCCCCAGCGGCTCGCTAGCGAGAGTGAATCGTAATGGCTCTGTCAAGGATAGGCAATAGATGAGCGTGGCCTTGAGCGAGTCCCACAGGCTAGGGCTATCTGTGGATAACTCCTGTGGATAAGTATTACTCACTAGCTACCTGTATCAGCTCAACACCTAGAACGCCGCATCCCATACATTCCAAGACCTCGACATTCGGCGGCAGGTTATCTGTAACCTTTACGATCATGTGCTCCATGACCGCTTTACAGATCCGGCATCTATGCTTGCGCGATGCCATGAGAGCTCTCATATAACTCCGATAATGGATGGAGATTATATTGATCGACCCACCATGAATTCTGGGATGAATGCTTATATCGATTAGAGCGTGCGACCTTGATCGGGATCCAGCCAGCGATGCGATAATTGGGCGATTTTCCACAAACTAAGATGGCAATATCATCCTCGCGATCTGTTGGATAAACGATTAGATGGCCAAGATTCCAGCGAGTCCAGCGAACCTCGATATTAGATCCGACATCTGCGAATTGCTTAAATCCGTCATAATTAAGATCATAATCGATGCCTAGCTCTCTGGCCACTACTAGCTCACTCGCTAGAGATTCGGCGTATTCGCTGATTCGCTCATGGATATTTAGCGCGGTGTTATAGCGTGGAGTTCGCCCGAGATTGCCATTAGCTCTTGCGAATTTGAGTGTTGCCGCTTTATGGCAGTCGATCTCTACATCCTCGCTAATTAGGATCATCGGCATTCCTGACAGAGCCACATAAGATCGGCAATATCTCGAAGCTCTGCCATAGGAGCAGGCTTTAGGCACTTATCACAATGCGACCATTTTCCGGTGATGACTCCGTTATCTAGAAACTTCATGTAAGTGCCATCGGGTCGAAAGATTTCCGCGTGGCTCATTCTGGAGCTTCCCATTTGCCCGTGTTTATGTCCTGCTCATACCAGATCGCCTTGCATTGTTGATCGCGATCCTTAACTGTGCAGACCCAGCCGTGGAATGCCTTCCCAGTTTTCTCGCTGATACCTTCTCGGAGCATTCGATTTCCATGCTCGCATCTAGGAGAGCTCTCATCGCCCCAGTTAGCTGTTAAATCGCCCTCATTCGGGAACCACATCGGTGGCTTGATGACATTAGTCGAATCTGCGACCTTCTCCATATCTTGCCGAGTTGCGCGATTAGCCTCGCCCGGAGTTAGCAGGCCGATCACTCGCCCATAGACCGAAGTAGTGCAATTTTCGACCCAGTTAAGAGCGTTCACGCCGCGATCTGTTCGGATCTCGAAGGCGTAATCTACGGCGGCCGGAGTTAGATCCTCGGATGTCCGATAAGCCTCGGCCTTCATTAGAATGTAGCCTTTAACGATGTCGATGTCCTCGATGTAGGCAATTAAGCGCCCGGATGGGAATTCTGCCCTAAAGCGTTTGATCCGAGAATTTACATCCTCATAATTGGACAGATCGAAGCTCATTGGTTCACATCATTTTTGTAGGATTGAAAGCGACCGACGCGCTTGCCGTTGGCATAGCCGTCTCTGTATCCGCCTCGATAGCCATAAACGCCGCATCCGAAGGCCACTATCGCCATGTAGATAAGGATCTGGATTGTTAGTGTAGTGCTCATTTTTGCTCCCGTGAGAACCTTGTCTGTGCTCTCAGGAATAGGGTCGCACCTACCGCCGACATTGGTCAAGAACCGCCTTCGGCGTGTCTATTTCTTAATAAGGCTCTCCAGTATCAGATCGACTCGGTTTTCTATCCGATTAACCTGATCCTTTAGCGATGATCCGCCGTTGGGCGAGAGCTCTGTCATGATGGCTTTGACCATAAATCGCATGGACGAATAGACCGCGCCAGTCACGGCGATTAGGCAGATAATTAGCGCGATCCATTCGGCTTGGTTCATTTACTTATTTATCCCAAATGCTGAATCTTTAGGATTTAGCCAGCGAAGGATCACAGGCAAGACGGCGGCTATCCCGGCAGTCAGTAGAGCCTTTGGATCTGTAACTCCGGCTAGGTAGCAGGCGATGGAAGCGGCTAAGAATGATCTGCCCCATGATGCCAGTAGTGGTTTAAGTTTTTCCATTTGTTGCCTCGGTTTCTGCTCCCGGTTGTTTTGGATACTTCGGCCGAATAACGCACCGAATGATTGTGGTCGATCTAGTCTTTAGCGCTACGCTATCGCCGTTGGTCTCTGATCCGTTGCCAGTATTTCCCTCGATGGTGTGGATTACTTTCCGCTCGACATTTAGCTTATGGATCGCAAGTCCGATGTGCTGGCCTTTGCCTGAATTATCAAAGTCCATGACTATGAGATCGCCCTTCTTAGCCTTTAGCGTTGGCCGGATCCGCTTATTTTTAACAGCCCACCGTTCGACGAATTCGACGCTGGCAGAATTAGGAATCGCCTTACCTATTCCGGCCGCCTTAAACATCGCGACCAGATAAGTCATGCACCACGGCTGATGGTTAGCGTGGCCAGCCATCTCTGCAAACTTGTTATCGTTGCGACGGCCTTCGGTGTATCCGACTTCATCTAGTGCTAGAGCGATCAGATTGTCTTTAATCATTATTTTAAGATGTTTAGAATTGCCGCCGCTTTTGCGCGTTCCACAATTTCGGTTTTTAGAAGATTAGTTACTTGGTCGAACTGTTGTAAAACTGCGAGCCGCTCTAAACGATCCATAGGGCATTGGCGAGCGGCTTCCTGACCTTCGACACCTTTCAAGTGTATTAAGTCTTTATCCCAGTTGCCGTCAAGTGTTGCCAATAATGCTTCATAATTAGCAACATTCAACGAATAAGTATCTACCTCGAGTTGGCGAATTTCTTTTGGCGTTAATTGAATTTCATTTGGCATTTTTTTCCTTTTCTTTTTAAGTTAAGACTACCGAGCGGCTTACGCCAGTTGGTAGAGTATCTGGATTGGCATACTTTGTCCCGAAGCCCGATGACCACGGATAGACTGTTACATAAGGCGTCGCGGTGTGAGCGACGGCGACACTTGTTCCCAAAGAATCGAAATCGATGGAAAGCGCGTTGGTGCTTGGTAGCGTCGCAGGATCAGCGTATTTAGTTCCGAAGCCTGATGAAAACGGATAAGCACTTACATATGGCGATCCTTGATGGGCTATTGCGATTGTCGTTCCGTCAGGACTGAAAGTTACATCGTTTCCCGTTGAAGCAGGTAGCGTCGCTGGGTTTGCGTATTTCGTGCCAAAGCCCGATGACCACGGATAAGTCAAAACATAAGGCGAAGGATCCTCTGTGCAAGCGATGACTGTTCCTGCTGGATTAAATTCAACGCTGTAAGTCGCATTCGTGGGCAGGGTCGCAGGATTGGCGTATTTAGTTCCGAAACCAGAAGACCACGCATAAGCTTGAATTCTAGGGCTTAGATGTGTTGCCATAGCCCAAACTGTTCCAGCAGGATTCCAAGTTACTCCGTAAGTTTTATTTCCAGGATAAGAAGGTGGGTTACTGTATTTACTTCCAAAACCTGCTGACCACGCATAAGTTGATTGGTTTGCCCCGCCATCATCACCCACGGAAATAGCCGTTCCTGCGGGATTCCACGCAACACATCGACATTCGACTGTTGGTAGGGTGGCAGGGTTAGCGTATTTAGTGCCAAAACCTGCTGACCACGGATAAACCTGAACGCCCGGAGAAGAAGTCATCGAAACCGCGACATTTGTATTTGTCGCATTTAAAGCTATCTCATGGACTACGCCTGTGGGAAGAGTTGCAGGATTAGTATATTTCGTGCCAAAGCCCGCTCCAAATTGGTAGGCTTGAATATATGGAGAGTTGTCCATCGCAACGAAAATATCGCCAGTTTGAGTGAATCCTTTTTTACTGCTGGCAATAATTCCTAGAATTGGACTCATTACGAAATGTCTCCGATAACTGTAAAGACATTGGAAGCGGTACAGATAACTGTGCAGGCCGAATACTGTGCTCTAAGAATAGGAGCTGCCGAAGCCGCGCCTGTTGAGGTAATAGTTACACCTGCTCCGGCGGCGAAAGTCGTAAGACCTGCTCCGATAGATTGGATATTTATTTGATTTCCTGCCGCGAAGATTGATGGTGGAATGGTTACTGTTACGGCCGAAGCATTTGAGGTAGTTACAAGCTTGCCTAAATCTGCGGCGACTAAAGTATAAGTCGTTCCGGTTTGAGCGTTGAAGGATAGCGTCGTGTCATCCTGTTCGATCCATGTAAAATCTAAATCTGTTCCCGAAGTCTTAGAGAGAACCTGCCCGGTCGTACCGCCTAAGAGTCCGACGAAATCGGTGTCTACGGCCTGACCAAAGACATCGAAATCCGCCGGGAGATCCGTAACCAAGTCCGTCGCAGCCGGCATGACCCAGCCGAAGTTCGTTGTTGGATTTGCCATTCTTTTCTCCTTTATGCCACGATCGTGGCGTTTTCCCATGTGAGTATAGCTGAGACTGTATTCCATAATTCAACGACAGGCACATCATTCCACCGCATAGCTTGGAGAGAATAGGCGAGCGGAGAAGCTAGGAAGGTAATCGAGAGCTCGTTATAGCTTGCGGCAAAGCTCCAGCCCTCGACGAATCCCTGATAAGCCCCGGAGCTCATATTTAACGGGAGATCGATAATCGATACCGGGAGCCCCATAAAGATATTGATCAGCGCATCCCGATCGCCATCATCTAGCTCTGGATTAGTGAGCGCGTAAGTGATGGAGTTAAAATTAGGCTCTGGATTGGCTCGCAGACTTAGATAAAAATCGGCTTGATCCGTGGCATCGGCTGAGTGTTTAATCGTGGTCGTGATAATTTGAGCCAGATCGCCGTATAAGGCTATTGAAGCCGCATCCGTAGCCGATACTTCACTCGATGAAGTTGCGCCATATTTGATCGTGATGTCATTTCTAACATCTCCAGCCCTTGTCTGAATTTTGATCCCACGCGCTAGAGCTTCATTTGCCGAGAGTTCGACATAGCCATTGGCGGATAGATAAACTGTTCGATGAGTAGAATCAGCATAGGAAATCAAGCCTTGAGCATCCTCGTAGAGGATACCGAGCCCGGAAGTCGCCAGCGCACTTACCAAAGAATAGATGTCTGTTCGCTCGGAAGTCCGATTGGCTAGTTCATAATTTCCCGGAGTGTCAATTTCTCCAAGTCCTAAATTCGCAACTGTTGCCCATGTAGTGGTCGCATTATAGGTCGCCCATGTAAGCGCGGCTGGAACGCTCTGCCATTGAGTCAGTAGCACTTCGCGAAGGATTGTCTCGATTTGATTCCCGTCGAAGTCTTGCGATAACACTCCATCGGTGAGAGCCTTCGGAAGCCTTGCCAAAGCTCCGAGAGCGATGATGGTGATGGTCTGCGTGTAGGCACTAGACCCGGCCTCTGAGACTTCGATTCCCACATCCACCACAGATCCGCCGAATATCGGGACGAAAGTTCCGCTTGAGTCTTTTACTTGAATTGAGATTGAATCGTTTATCTGGATTGGGACGCTGGCTTGATTGAGATTGATCAGAGTTAGGTTCGCATAACCTGCCCGAGCTTGCTCATAGATATTGGTTCGACCACTTGAGATGGTGAGATTCGATAAAGTCGTGGTCGTATATTCAACCGAGTTAATTTTAATCTGCCAGACTGGGCTCCATTGAGTCATTATGTAACCAGCGCACCAGCGCCCGAAGTTCCGCGATAATAAGAGTCATTTAGAATCTCGACGATCTGGCGAGCTGTGCCTTCCTTATCGATTGCTCCATTTACTGTGATGCTTATATTAGGAGACTGAGCTAGGAATGGGCTAACTCCGGAGCCGGGAAAATTGCCTTTAGTTCCGGTGAGATCTGAAAATAAAGATTCGGATGGAGTCATGCTAGGAAGCGGATCATACTTAAGATTTTTAGGTAGAGCCGATGAGACTCCCTTCGCGACTGCTTCGC